TAGTAAGGACAAGACGTGCCATAGTTTAGGCCAGTGCTTTGGTAATTGCGCCGTCGATAGACCAAGTAACAGAAGCAGTGGCTAATTCGCCAATAGCACCATTAAGTGGAGTCCACTCTGATACTAACGCATTAAATGTGTATGCTGGGTTAGTTGCGCTAGTTGTTGAACCATTAGGCTTGACAACAACAGCTGTTGAGGCTGCGCCGATTAGTGGGTAGATAGTTGCTTCGACACTGGAAGCAGCATAATCTTGGTGGAACTCAAGGGTGACTGAGTTATCAAGAAGTCCTGCAACACGTGTACGGGCTGATGAACCAAAAGCAGTCGTTTCAACGATGTCTTCGGTTGTGCTTAGTGTAACGCTAGAAATGTGATCACTAAGATTCACTGCGTTAATTGTAACAAATGCATTTGTAAGTACGATACGGGCCATGTTAGTTACTAGCTCCTTCTGCTTGTGGTTTGGTTAAGGCGTTGCTTGATAGGTGCCCACCGCTGACAAGCGCAGCGATATTGAGTCCAGCTTCTAGCAATTCTTTTTCGGTGACCTGATCACCTTTTTTCTTATTTCCGAATACAAAGTTATCGGACTGCATTGTGTATGACATTATACTCCATCTCCATATATTGTTACTTGATATCGATACGATAGATATTCAACATCAGCAGCTTGATAAACACCTGATTGAGCTGCAGTAACTCTAAGTGTGTCAACGACGCCACCAAGAGTACGATCCGACTCAATTGCTGCTTTTATTGAATAATCACCTGAACCAGAAAGATATAGATCAAGTTTATCTTGACCTGTTCGCTCTGAAAATCTTTGTACAACAACCATAACATCTACATTTGCAGAATCTAAACCTCGTGCATTATCAAGATCAAATGTAAAATCTAACTGACCAATTATTGCACATGGTGGGACTATTACATCAGGGACTAAATCATAAACTCTAAGTCCATCTATATCTTGCAGATTAGTTTTTAATCCGTCACGTACTTCACTTGGTAGCATTAGTATGCAACTCCGTTTAACTTCTTTAGTGGACGAATCAATGCTTCAACATCTGGATCTAATCTAGAAGTCAATCTTACGGTTCCCATATCAACAGAGCCAGCAACACCAAATGGAGATTGCTTTCGGATAAATAATCTAGATGCTTGCAGACGTGCGGCCAAGTTAATTTCTGACGGTACAGCGGACCATCCCCATACTCCTGTAATTTTTACAGTTTGTGGATATAAACGAGGAAAAAGATAACGATCAATAGCTAAAATACGTGTGTAAGGCCAACCTCTTCGTGGGTTGTTTATTGGTTCTACCATGAAATCACTAGTAGACCAAGTCGTTGTATAACTTTGGTCAAAATTATCATCGGTTTGAATTGTAGTAATTGATGTAAAGTCGTCAACATTACAAATCCACCAATCATTTGGTGTGTAATATCGGATTACAGGTACTGCTGAAGTACCGTCTTTGTAAAAAAATCTACCGGTGTAGTCATCAATCATTCTACATGCAGCAGCAATTGCGGCTTCTATAGCTAGATCATCATTGATGTCCTCGATTGCAAGAGCATTCTTGACATCCGATAGGGTGCAATAGGCGTTTGTTAGTGCCATGCGTTATCCTTTTCTCTGATTTAGGCTGCATTGCCCGTTCTAAATCAGGCAAAGCCGTTGCTGTTTGCTTTTTCTTAAATAATTTAAGTTTCATAACCACCCCATTTTTAAGGTGTAGAGCCGATAAGTCGGGGGAGTCTTACCGGCTCTACACTATTGTTCTAAGCTTGGCTTAGAATGTTGGCGCAACTAAACCGGTGCCTGAAATAATTGAGGCAGCGGTTGGGTAACGTCCTGCTGAGAAGGCTGCATAGCCATAGACAACAGATTTGATTGTTAGAGTACTTGCTCCAGTTGCATCAAAGTTAAGAGCAAATGGTGATCCTGGTTGCTCCCACAAGTGCATTTCAGGTGCAGCAACGCAATAGATCTTGTCTTGGTTAGAGCTTGCACCTGTAGTTGTAACTACACTTGCATCTGTAACAATTGGAAGACCCATCAATGAATAGCCTGAGAGACCATATGATGTTCCACCTGCGCCGACTGCAACTGCATTCATTGGACCGTAACCAGTTGGTACTACCAATGGACGATCTGAAGAATCAACTCCAGCCATCAAGTAAGCAAGACGACGTGGGTGCATAATCCAGTGTGTTGGATTTATGAACGCATTTGTCTGCACTTGCTGGACTGCATCAGCGAGCTTTGGATATAGAAGTTTGATGGTTGGAGATGCAGTTGTGTAAGTGATTGCATTTCCACCTGATCCATCAAGACCAAGAATTGTTCCAGATGTTCCAGCACCATTGAGGCACTGATTATCTAGAGTTGTGTGCCATGAACGAATTAGGTCTGCAAGAATAAATGTATCAATTCCTGTACCGCGTTCGATTGCTTGGCGAGAGATGTCTTGCTGTCCTGCAACTGTACGTACGTTGATAGTAAGTAGAGTATCGTCAGCATCAGTCTCTGAAACTGCAGAGTTTTCTGTTGCTTGGATTGCAGTTGTTGTACCTGTTGTCATGCGGCTGATGTTTAATGTCATTCCGCTTGCAGGAAGTGCATGCTTATTTGTAGCAGCATCTAGGAATGGACGACCAGCGCGTGCTAGTGGTGCAGCTAGATCTGTTAGGTATTGCGGGACCACAAGACCGTCAAAAGCAGCAGTACCGACATCGCGTCGCTCTATTGCTTCTTCTTTCATGTGACGAGCAAGACGCTCATTTGCATTAAAGTCATTTCTGAATTGTGCGTTGTACGCATCTTTCACAAATGATGCTTGTGATTCTGGTGTATATGTACGAGGCTCAGCAATAATGCGTGCGCCACCTACTGGAGTTGCAACTGATGCAACTGATGCACGAATTTCTGCAGCTTTAACGTCTGCGTCTGCCTGTGCCTTTAACTTTTCGATTTTTGTATCGAGTGAACGTGACTCTTCTACAAGAGCGTCAACCTTCTCGGTCTCCTCTGCAGTTAGGTCGGTACGGTTCTCTGTGGCTACTGCCTCAAGAACTGCATCCATTTCTACCTTTACTGCATCACGGCGCTCGATTACTTTGTCAAGGTATGACATTGTATTCTGCTCCTTATGAGTTTGGTCGAGGTGGTGGCGATAAGCATCACGGCGCTTTTGGGGTGTGAGTCTCGCTCCGACTTCGGTATCTGTTAACAATCTGCTAACAGAATATTATTTTGTGTTGTTTATAATTGCTTTTGCTAAACGTAATGAGATCTTACGACCAGCTTCTTCAGGACTTGGTTTTGGTAAGCTGTCAATTAAAGTCAGCGTTGAAGCTTTATGTCCTACTCGAGTATCACTTGGTTCGTAACCATCTCTTACTTTACTGTACACTTGAATTAAAACTGCAGGATCATCTTCTTCAGCTGTAATTGAAAAGTCAGTACCAGGCACATTTAACTCACCATCACGTACTACTCTTACAATTTTACCTCTTGCTGTTCCTCCAGATGAACCCCATGATACAAAACTTCCAACTGTATCAACAGCTCGTTTAATATTTTTGTCTTCTTCTTCATCCATATAATCAGAATCTTCAACAACATCTTCCATATTTACTTCTTGATTTCCTAGTAATTGAGCCATTAGTTCTACTGACCGCATTACATAGTCATGGCCTTCACTTAGATCTTCAAAAATAGTTTTTAGGACTAGTAACGAATCTCCAGATATTTCTCTTCCTTCTTTAACAGCCTCAATAGCATTTTTTAGATGCTCACGAGCTTCAACTGAAGTGGCTGGATAAGCTGGATAAGTAACTACTGAAACATCACCATCGGCTAATGATACTTCTGTCAAAGTACGCATTGTGCGATCTTCATTCCATTTTTGTCTGATTACGCGGAATGCAAAACTCATTTGATCAACATCGCCTCTAGCAATTAAAGCATGTAAGTCTTTTGCTTCTTGTGTATCAGCTAGTTCAGCATCAAATCTTAATCCAATGTCATCTTCAGTTAAACTCATTGTACCATTTTTTGTACGTGCTAATGGAAGTCCATCATGGTTAACTAACAATCTAACATCTGGTATTTCTGTTAATGTTTTTCTAAATGCACCTTGAGCAATAGTCTCTATGAATGGAAGTGGCAAGCTAGGACTATCAAACTTTGCTGCATATCCTGACAAGCGTAGCTTTCCATCGTCATCTGCCCGAGTTTCAACATCTTGCACAGTATATGTGCGCCGTTCGATTTTTTTCATTTTGCTCCTTGAGTCTTTCTCTTCATTCAACACTACTCCACCACGTATGCCGCTTTGGGATCCGTTGGATCTATTGTTGAAATTGGTTGCAATTGATTTGAAGGCAAACCTGTGTGATCCATATCAGGCAAACCAACAGCTTCAATTACAGATTTTGGATCAAAACCTACCTGAATTAACTTGGCTGCAATGTCGGCACGTAGGTTTAAGCCAACATCTTTTGCGTCTGCTGCATCAATATTCTGCAATGGAACTCGGTATTGATCACCAGACTCTCCAAGAGGTGCAAGATCTTCTACATAACGGACATCATTTAGACTTAAGAAACCTTCTCGTAAGCCTTTTGTATAAGCATCATAACGCTCTAGTGTTGTTCCACGGAGAAGCGCATCTAGGTTAAACTTAATAAATCCATCTGATTCAGGAAGCAAAGGAGATAGTGCTTGTTCTAGTCTTTCAAGTAAAGGTCTTAAAGAGTGCTGAACAAATGATAAGTTTTGAGCTTCAACGGATGCGAATGACATTGCGCCAGCAACAGGGTGTCCAAGTAAAGATACTGGTACACGGAATAGTCTAGCAATTTCTTCTACACCAAATCTGCGTACTTCTAGCAACTGTGCATCTGCAGCATTTAGAGTAAGTGGCTTAAATGTTGCGCCGCTAGTTAGAATGCCAAGCTTTCCAGCACGATAAGGTCCTGTATGTGACATATTCCAGTTGCGAGCAATATCAGCAGCTTGTTCTTCGGTCATTTCTCCTGGAGATTCAATAACTCCACCAGGATTTGCTGCATTTCCAAAGTAACTTGCTGCATAAACTTCTGCAGCCATAGCTGATCCTAAAGTTATACGAGCTGCTGCAATAGGACCTAGTCCAAGCAGTTGTCCAGGTAATCTAAACATAGGAATATGTAGTATTTCATTTTTATTAAGCACCATAGTTTTAACCGATGAAGGATCAAAAGGTTGTGCGTTATCATAAAACTGATTTACTGGATCTTGTGCATTTTGACCAATAGTTACTACGTATTCTATTTCACCCATTGGTTTAGGACGACGAATACGTACTTGCAGTGGATTTATACAATAAAGTTCTTTTACATCACCCATATCGTCACGTACGGTCAATATGAATGCATTGCCATGAAGGTTTAAGGATGAAATTACTTGCTCATAGAACTCTAAACGAGTTGCTTCTGGATTAGGTTTGTTAATCCATGCAGGCATTTCTCCATACACGCTCGCATAGTTTATCCTAGAACGACCACGACGGACATAAGCAGAAAGTGGCAAAGAACTAATAGTGTCACCTAATAGTCGCACGCAAGCATAAACGGTTGACATACGAATTGCTGTGTCAGAGTTTACATCAACTCCAGCTGGAGTTGCATATAAATTACGACCGGGTAGAAAAGGTTCAAGATATTGATTACTTGACCTTTGTTCGCCTGCTTTGCGCAGTCTGTTTGATAAGCTCATTTAGTGGCCTTTTCTTTGCTTAGTTGATACCAGCCGTCTTCCCAAAGGGTTAACAACCTTTCAAAGTAATCTTGATACTTAGGTGCAATTGCTT